CGTCGTGGAACGCAGGCTGAGAAGCAAGAACTAACAGACGAGCAGATTGATTCTGCTTGCCTGAGCGTGAGGCACGACTTTTGGTCGTTGCCCGTAAGGGTACAGGATTACATCCGTTTTCAAGCCACGGAGTGGGCGGAAGCATTAGCAAAGGCAAGGGGAAATAAATGACTGACAGAAAAATGCTAAAACTTGCCGCGAAGGCGGCGGGATTGGACTACATCAAGCCTGCAAAAGGATACGACGGGTCACTTGGACTTTTGATCGGCGCTAACCGCACGCGGACGCAAAGCTGGAACCCCTCACTGATGATGGTGACGCCTTTCGGCTGGCGGTGAAGTTGCACATTGACGTGATCTACCGGGGTTTAATGGTGTTTGCGGAGCACGTCGGGCCTGTTGAAGTTGACGCTGCAGAATCAAAAAAGGCATACCCCTATTCATTAATGGCAGTGTGCGGCATTTCGCCAAGGGCAGACCCCTACGCCGCCACCCGCCGAGCCATCGTAAGAGCCGCTGCTGAGATTGAAAGGAACAAGGAATGAACCAAGACGACATCATGCGCATGGCGCGTAAGGCTGGGTTTTTGTTGTGGAGCGAAGGAAAGAAAGTTGACTGGTCTTGTGAGTATGATGACGAACTACAGCGCTTCGCAGCCCTTGCCTACTCAGCAGGAGCCGCAGCAGAGCGTGAAAAATGCGCAAAAAAGTGTGAATCATACATAGCTGCCGGAATTGGTAAAGAAATGGCGGATGCAATAAGAGCAATGGGCAATGAATAATTTTGAAAACATATGGAATTTAATGGAAGACGTGCAAATTGCCGCTGAAAGACACAATTTTGGCAAGCAATGGGCAGAAATGCTTGAAAAAAAAGATTATGATTCTTTGAAAGAAGCGGAGCGCGCAGCAGAAAAAGCGGAGTCAATATGTCGTTATCTCAGGCGCGTTTTGATCTGGAAAGCTAAAGAAAGACTAGAGCTAGAAACTCAGGAAAGACTATGGAAAGAACGAACCCAAAAGGCTACTACACTGAAAACATAAATTTTTCGGTTGAGTTTTACAATTCAGCGTGGATAATGAGGTGCAGATTAGAAAAAGACGAATTAGCGAAAACGCAAGAACAAAAAGACGCCATAAGGTATTGGATAAATTCAAACAAGCGTAAATACGAAGAAGCCGCAGCAGAGCGTGAATGGCTGAAAACTTAAAGATGGCAGAACGGTATAGTAAAAAACTAGAAGAGCTAAAGAACGTATGACAAAAGATATTGTCGGTAAAACAACAGGAGAGAACGAAATGTATAGGATTAAGTTTTTAGACGGAACAGAGAAAGAGTTTAATACTTTAGTAGCGGCTAACTTGCAAGAGGCTGATTTGCGAGGGGCTGATTTGCGAGAGGCTAATTTGCGATGGGCTTATTTGCACTGGGCTTATTTGCGATGAAACAATACGATGCTGGAATGACAAAAGAGCAAGCAGAAAAGAAAGCAAAGCAAATTATTGAAAAACGGCGCATTATTGATACAATCAAGAAAATGCAAAAACAGTAAAAAAGCGTTATTTTTCAAACTATTGCACTATTTTTGCGATTGTGTAGAATAAGCGCAATGTTAATATCTATAATAGTTTTGGATACAAATGGCAAAACCTAAAGGACTGCCGAAAAGCGGCGGCAGGATAGCTGGAACGCCGAACAAGGTCACGACAGAAGCGCGTGCAGCCATAGCTATTTTCGTAGAAAATAATGCTTCAAAACTTGAACAATGGCTTATGCAAGTAGCTAACGGCGACCCGGAAAATGACATAAAGCCCAACCCAGCCAAAGCATTCGAGCTATTTCAAAGCGTAGTTGAGTATCACATACCAAAGCTAGCAAGAACCGAGATGGTCGGAGACGAAAAACAGCCGGTACAAACAGTGATTAAATGGGCGCAGGACTAGCCCGTGAAATAATCATCCCATATTCACCACGGGATGCTTTCAAGAAATTCCACCGGCGCACTGAGCGTTGGGCGTGTTTAGTAGCACACCGGCGAGCCGGAAAAACGGTGGCGTGTATCAACGATCTGATACGCCGGGCATTTTTAGACGGTAAAGCAGAAGGACGTTATGCCTACATTGCCCCGTTTTACCGACAAGCCAAAAGCATTGCCTGGGACTACCTGCTCAAGTTTTCTGAGCCGGTTAGGGTAAACGCTAACGCTTCCGAGCTGTGGGTGGAACTGCTGAACGGAGCCAGGATTAGGCTGTTTGGCGCGGATAACCCGGATTCATTGCGCGGTTTGTACCTGGACGGCGTAATACTGGATGAATATGCAGATATGCGCCCAAGAGTTTGGGGGGAGATTATTCGACCCTTATTGGCTGACCGGGAAGGCTGGGCGGTATTCATCGGAACACCCAAAGGTCACAATGGATTCTACGAAATATGGCGCACCGCACAAGCCTCTGATTCTTGGTATGCGGCCAGCGTAAAGGCTAGTCTTTCCGGGATATTGCCTGCCAGTGAGCTATCCGACGCCAAGCAAGGAATGACTGAAGATCAATACGAACAAGAGTTTGAATGCTCATTCGAGGCGGCAATTCTTGGGGCGTATTACGGCAAAGAGCTTCGGCAATGCGAACAAGCCGGGCGCGTTACAAGTGTTGAATATGACCCGAATATCCCGGTTTATACAGCTTGGGACTTGGGCTACCACGACGACACGGCGATATGGTTTTATCAAGTTACGCATACAGAAATACATTGCATTGACTACTACGCAGCCTCTGGGCTTTCTATTGAAGATTATGCAAAGGCGGTAAACACCAGAGGCTACCGATACGAGAAACACTGGCTGCCCCATGACGCAAGAGCAAAGACGTTGGCAAGTGGCGGCAGGTCGATCATTGAGCAACTGATTCCGCTACTGGGTGGCGCTGGAAAGCTTGCAATTGTGCCTAGTCTAAGTGTTCAGGATGGCATTCAGGCGGTTCGTTTTATGATGCCGCGAGTGTGGTTTGATCGGGAAAATTGCGGCGATGCGGTAGAAATACTTAAACAGTATCAGCGTGAATATGATGAGGATAAAAAAGTATTTCGAGAGAAGCCGAGGCATGATTCATCGAGCCATTGCGCCGACGCTTTCCGCATGCTGGCTTTGAGTTGGAAGGAAAACAAGCCGAAAGAACCTGAAAAAGAGTCTATTTTTCACATAAAAGCCGGAAATAATGGGATAATACCAGTACCGTTGGATGAGTTATGGCGCGAAACACCGCGACGAACAGAAAGGTACTAATGAGCGTTTTTATTGTATCCGCAAACGAAACCGTAAGGCTTGGAACTGGCGCTGTACAGCCTGCGGACGCTTTTATCAACGGGATTTTGGCTAACGGCGATCTGAACCGGGCAATTGCGACTGGTGGCGACGAATATGCCAACGGTCTTTTAATGACTGACGCCGGACAAATTCGATACTTTGACGCAACCGCAGGACTTCCGGTAGATGTGGTCTGGTCTAACGGCCTTCCCCGCGCTAATGATGGCGCTTTATGCGTATCTACCGGGGCAATAGCAACATATTCAAACGGCACGCCAATGGTAGCAAACGGCGCGGTTAGGGTGGAGATAGTACCTTGAATGCACTTTCAATAAATCCGGTTGACGCTGCACGAAAGTGGAATGCAGAGCTAAAACTTGCCAAGCGCGAAGATGAAAAATTTATCGAGCGCGGCGATAAGATAGTTAAAAGATATCGAGACGACCGCACCGGCTGGGCTACCAGCGGGAAGCGCTTTAATATACTTTGGTCGAATATCCAGACCATGATTCCAGCGCTGTACGGCAAAACGCCACGCGCCGAAGTTGCCCGGCGCTGGAAAGATTCTGACCCGGTTGGACGTACCGCTTCAGTGATTCTTGAGCGCTGTTTACAGTACGAGATTGACCACTATGGCGACTTTGACAGTTCGATCAGGCTGGCAATAACTGACCGACTGCTACCTGGCAGGGGCGTAACCTGGGTGCGCTTTGAGGAAAAAGAACAGGCAATGCCAACGGATGCCGCGCCCGGAGTCGAAGGCGGCGAGGCGCAAGTAACGCCGATGGCTTACAAATACGAATGCACGCCCGTCGATTATGTCTTTTGGAAAGACTTCAGATACTCACCGGCGCGAAGCTGGGACGAAGTGACGTGGGTTGCTCGCCGGGTGTACATGAGCCGAGCGGAGGGTATTAAGCGGTTCGGTGAAGACTTCAAGCAAGTACCGTTAGTCCATGAGCCTATTGGCCTCGATGAATTACAAAAAAATGGCGTCGAAAGTGAAGACCTGGACGACATGAAAAAAGCTGAAGTCTGGGAAATCTGGTGCAAAACGTCGAAAATGGTGTATTGGGTGGCACAAGGCCATTCTAAGACGCTAGACATTAAAGACGACCCTTTAGGCTTGGATAACTTCTGGCCATGTCCTAAACCTTTGTTTGCGACACAAACCACTGACACATTGGTGCCTGTTGCTGATTTTTCGCTATACCAAGACCAGGCACAAGAAATCGACATGCTGACCAATCGAATCGGTATGCTGGTCGAAGCGGTCAAGGTCGTTGGAGTGTATGACGCAAACCAGCCAAGCGTACAAAGGATGTTGTCCGAAGGTGTCAACAATACATTGATACCAGTCGATACTTGGGCGGCTTTTGCAGAAAAAGGCGGTCTAAAGGGTGTTGTTGACTTCCTGCCGTTGGAGTCTGTATTGCAGGCATTAGCACAATGCTACAACGCCAGAGAGCAGGCCAAGCAGGTGGTATATGAAATCACCGGCCTGTCAGACATCATCCGAGGCGCTTCGATGGCCTCGGAAACTGCTAC